GAAGCGGCGGAGGATCTCACGAACGATCAATACCGCATCGTGGTGCTGGATACCGGCAAGGTGAGGCGGCCGAATGCGACAACCGACATACCCTTGGGCGTCCTGCAGAACGCGCCCGCCGCCGGACAGGCGGCCGTGGTGAGGCTCATCGGCATCAGCAAGATCCAGCTCGGCGAGGCCGTTGCGGAGAACGAATGGATCAAGCTGGAGTACGTAGACGCCGTGGACGCGGGGAAAGGCCTCGACGCCGACGTGGCTCTCGATCTGGCCATCGGCCGGTGCCTGGTGGGGGGATCGGAGGACGACCTGGGAGAGATCCTTCTCTCCGGCGCCGTGCACCAGGTGAACGCGGCCTCCTAAGCGCCGCATAGAACGAGCGGCATTTCAATGCCGAGCAAACCGAAAGGAGAATGAATCATGCCTCAGCCCAACATCAGAGAAATCATCGTTGCGGCCCCTCTGGCGGATGTCAGCATCGCCTACCGCAACAAGGCCTACATCGCCGACAGGGTCTTCCCGATCATCGACAGGGTAGACCCGAAGGCCAAGATCGCCCGTTACCTCAAGGGGGCCTGGTTCCGCGACGAGGCGGGCATCCGCGGCCCCGGTGCACGCGCCCCCCGCGGCGGGTATCCCACGGACTACCTCGACATCGCCTTGAAGGAGTACGCCTTCGCCAAGGAGGTCACCGACGAGGACCGCCGGGCCGCGAGCGCCAAGGGCGCCCCGCCCCTCAAGCCTGACCAGGACGCCCTGGAATTCTGCGCCGACAAGATCGACCTCTCCAAGGAGCGGCGCGTGGCCGCGCTCATCAAGGCGGCACAGTGGAGCGGTCAGGCAGCGGGAGGCGAGGATGCCGAAGGCGGCTGGGCCGCGAGCGGCACAAATACCTTCCTTGCCGACGTGTTCGCCCGCAAGGAGACGATCCGCGCCGCCACGGGTGTTGTGCCCAACGTGCTCATCATCGATAACGGGACCTACGAGAGCCTCAAGATGGAGGCCACGATCCTCTCTCGCATCCAGTACACCCAGCGGGGCATCGTGACGGCGGACATGATCGCCGCCATCCTGGAGCTCGACGAGGTGCTCATCGGCCAGGCGATCATCAGCACGGCCAAGGAGACCAAGGCCGGCACCGAGTTCACCGCGTCGAACGTCTGGGAGCTGAACGCCGGCAAGGGCATGGGCTTCCTCTTCTACCGGCCCTCAAGCCCCGGCCTGAAGACCCCTTCCGCGGGCTACCAGGCCCGTTCGGCCTACGAGAACGGCGCGCCCCGAAGGTCGACCACCTGGCGAGAGCCCGCCGAGCACCAGGACGTCTACGAGGTCGCCGAGGAGACCGAGATCGTCGCCACGGGCGCCGATCTCGGCTTCATGTGGAAGGACACGCTGCTGACCTAAGGCTACCGATCCGGGGCCCGTTTATCGGAGGCCCCGGACGGCCAAAAGCATATCAGGGACAGGGACCATGCCCTACAGCACGCTCGACGATTTGAAGAAGCTGATCCCCGAGGAGATCCTCGTCCAGCTCACGGACGACGAGGAGACGGGGAGTGTCAACCAGGCCCGCATCGACGAGGCGATCGCCCAGGCCGACGCCGAGATCAACGCCTACTGCAGTCCGCGGTACGAAGTGCCGTTCTCGCCGGCCCCGGAGCTGGTGAGAAAGCTCTCCGTGGATATCGCCATCTACAACCTCTATTCGCGGCGTGCGGAGGAGATCCCCGCGACCCGGTCCGAGCGCTACAAAAACGCCATCCGCCAGCTCGAAGGGATCGCCAAGGGGATCGTCTCGCTCGGCGTCGATCCCGCTACCGAGGCCGCGGCCACCCAGGGCGGGCCTGAGGCGACCACGTCGAAGGACGACCGGGTCTTCTCGCGGGGCCGTGCCTCGGACGGCTCATCGGGTACGCTGGACAACTACTAAAGGCAGGAGTCGATGTACACCATCGCCGAAATAGAAGATGCCATCGTTGCCGCCCTGAAGGCCTCTCCCCTGCAGGATATCTGCAGGACCATCGATGCTTACCACGGCGAGATCGACGACCTGGCGGGCGAGGTGAAACAGCTCCTCGTCCAGATGCCGGCCGTATTCGTCCTCTATGCGGGATCGCGCTTCGGGGAGACCGCGAACCGCTCCTTCGACGATGAAATGACATTCACCTGTGTGGCCGTCGCGAAGGATCTCCGGGGCCGGGCCCATCTCCGGGCGGGCATCTACGAGATCCTGGAGGCTCTGAAGGCCGCGCTCATCGACCAGGACCTCGGCCTGGACATTGAGCCCCTGCACCCGATCGGCATCGAGGCCACGATGGTCACGAGGGCCGTGAGTATCTACAGCTTCGACATCAGGACCGGCTTCTCGCTGGATTGAAAGAAGGAGGAAAGCATGTACCGACTGAAAAAGACAAGCGCCGACTTCGAGGTTGTCGACGGGCCCTTCGCCAAACGGAAGTACCTGCAGGGGCAGACATACACGGAGATCCCGCCGGAGCACAGGGACCGCTTCGAGACGGTTGAAGTGCGGCCTGAGGCCCGGACGGCCGCCGCCGAGGCGGCGCCGAAGGCGGAAGGAGGTAAGAAGAAATGAGGAACATCCTTGCCAATTACGATCTATGGGCCGTCTCGGCCAACCTGAAGCAGACGGCGATCAACGTCGAGCAGACCCTCGACACGTCGCTGCTCATCGCCCGGGACAACGCCCCCGTCCTGGACCCGAGGCGGGAAACCAACGCCGACGAGCTGACGGGAAAGGAGGAGCCCGACACGGTCTACGACCTGGGAGCGCTCTCCAGCTTCTCCAAGACCTTCCCCAAGGCCCAGGCCCAGCACTTCGCCCTCGCCTACGCCTACGGCCTGGGCGCCTGCGCCTCGGCGGCCTGGGGGACGGGCTATCAACACACCGCGACGCCCATCGAGAGCCTCTATCTTCCCTGCTTCACCGGCGCCTTCCGGGCGGGAAAGACGATCTTCAAGCGGAGGCTCGCCGACCTGCACATAAATCAGGTCACCTCGACCTTCGCCAAGGATAGCTGGGCCAGGCTCGCCCTGGAGCTCAAGGGGACGGGCAAGCACACGGACAACATGTACCGGGAGCAGGTCCAGGCGGCCTACAACGCCACCCAGCTTACGCTCGCAGCAAACGGCGTCCATGGGACCGACGCAGCCACACGACTGGACAACGTCCACCAGGTCCGCGTCCAGGTGCCCACGACGGGCGAGTGGGTGGATGTGACCGTCACGGCCGTCTCCGAGGCGACCCCCGCGGTCCTCACCATCACGGCCCCCGGCGGCACGGTCGATCAGACGACCTACGAGATCCTCTACGTTCCGACAGAGCCCGCCTGGTGCACGTTCCCCGCGCGCGTCATCGAGCCGCCGCTTCGGGTCACGGACGTCGTCCTGAAAATCGGCGGCCTCTGGAACGGCTCGTCCTACCTGGGCGGGCGCACGCTCGCCGGCGAGATCGACTCCGTGGAGCACGTCCTCAATAACGACGTGCTCGTCGAGTTCCGCATCGGCGGGACCGGCTCCTACGGCAACTACGCCGTGCGCCAGGGCCGGACGCAGACCCTGCGGCTCAACCGCGAGGCCAGGGACTATATCCTCCAGCAGCGCATCAAGGACAACGAGTACTTCTCGGTCTATCTCAAGGCCACGGGGGCCGAGTTCGAGACGGGGAAGAACTACTACGTGGAGCTCCTCTTCCCGAGATGCAACGTGCTCAAGGCCCCGCTTTCCGTCGCAAACAAGTTCCTCGCCGAGGCGGGTGATCTCGTGGTGCTGGAGGACGACACCTACGGCTCGATCCGCGCGAAGGTGGGGAACAAGGTCGAGAAGTACGCGGCGGCGGCCTAAAGCGAAAGGGGAAGGCCTGATGGCAAAGAAGGAATTGTTTATCTACGAGGTCGAGGGGAAGAGGTACGTGCAGAAGAAACTCGTCCTGGGCCAGATCGCCCAGCTCATGGACCTCCTGAAGGAGACGACGATCCCGGCCATGTTTTCGCTCGCGGACGATGCGGGCGACATGAAGCTCTCCTTCAACGCCGGGGCCGTGGCTGCGCTCCTGGGCGAGAGGCTCCCGCGGGCCGTGGCCATCGTGCTCACCGAGGAGAAAGTACCGCTTCCGGAGAAAGACCTGGAGCGCCTGACCGGCGAGGTGAGGTGGGCCTTCGATTCCGAGATTACGATGAGGGTTGTCGAGGATTTTTTTACCTGCAACCCGATAGTGTCTCTATTGGAGAGGTACGTCGGGATGATGAAGAACATGAGGGAGTCGATCGCGCGGAGTGGATCGAAGACGTCTGCGTTCTTCTCTCCGGGGGAGACATCACGAAGCGCGAGAGGATCCTCTGGGGATACACGCCCGCCGAGTGCGGGCCTTACATGAAATTCCGCTCCCGGGAGGTCCTTTTCCGCGAGGCCGTAATCGCCTTCCTGGGTGTTGGTAAAAGCGGCGGGAAGCCCCCCTGCGACCCGCGCAGGCGGGAAGAATGCCGGTGGCTGCATGGCGAGTTCGCCGACTGGGCCTGCGAGCACTGCGAAGAAAACCCGATGAGGAGACCCTACGATGCCTGACATGCGCGTGAAGCTCATCATCGAGGCCCTCAACCAGACGGGCGTGGTCTTCAACGACATCAGGCGGCAGCTCGGCGCAACCGGTGCCGAGACGCAGGGCCTGAGCCGCGAGATGGGCGGTCTCGAAGGCAGCATCAAGGGCGCCGTCCGGGCCGCCGTGGGCATCGGCTCGATCACGGGCGTGGTGCTGGCCGTCAAGGCGGCCGTCTCCGAATCGCTCAGGTTTCTCGGACAGCTCGAGACCTTCAGCCTGGGCATTGCCACGTCCTTCATGACGGGGGGCAAGTACATCGACGAGACATCCGGCAAGGCCCTCTCCGCCGAGGAGGCCCTGAAAGCTGCGCAGCAGGACGCGAAGGGCGTCATCGAGGAGCTCCAGGTGGCCAATTTCCAGACGCTCGCCACCCTGGACCAACTCGTCCGGGCCTACCAGGAGACGCTGCCCGTCGCGATGGCGAAGGGCTTCAACCGCCAGCAGGTAAAGGACTTCACCGTGGCCGTCGTCCAGGCCGCCGGCGCTATCGGTCTTTCCCTTGACATGCTGGCCGAGGAGACGCGCTCGCTGCTTGTGGGTGCCATCACCCCGCGAACCTCCCGGATCGCCGTGGCCCTGGGCATTACCAACGAGGATATCCGCCAGAACTCCCGAAACGCGCAGCAGCTCTTCGACTATCTCATGGGAAGGCTCGCCGCGTTTCGCGCCGCCGGGATCGAGTCGCAGCAGACCTGGGCGGGGCTGTGGTCCAACACGAAGGACATCTTCAAGCAGATGGGCGGCATGGCCTTCGAGCCCCTGTTCCAGGCGGTCAAGTACGAGCTCAAGAATCTCACCGACTCCATCGTCACGATCGACGAAAAGACGAAGAAGATAAGGTGGAACCCCGAGTTTCTGGAGGGCATCAGAAACTTCAAGAGCGCCGTCACGGCGACCATCGCCGAGCTCTACCGCATGGGCATGTTCCTGGACAAGATCGGAAAGAACCTGACCTTCCTCGGGTTTTACGCGACTGGTGGAAACCTCACCGAGACGGGCCGGAAGATGCTCGAATGGAACAAGATGTACCAGGAGCGCTTCATGGCCTCCGACAAGGCCCTACAGGACCTGGCCATGCGGGAGGCCGGGTTCAAGCCGCTCACGAAGGAGATGCAGGACTATGCGGCGAAGAAGGGGAAAGACTTGAACATCGAGACCGTCCAGACTCCAGAGGGACAGACGCTGCAATACGTGCGGGAGGAGCAGCTCAAGGGCATCGGCTACCGGCAGAGCCCCGAGAAGGAATCGGAGCAGCTAAAGAAAGAGGCCGCCTCCGCAGCCCAGGCCGCACTCAAAGTCCGCCTCGAAGCGCTCAAGGGGGAGGAGAGGCTGGAGATCGAGAGGATCGAGACCCGCAAGGCGCATCTCGACCGAGAGTACCAGGAGGCGATCGTCACAACCGAGGATTACCTGCAGAAAAAGCGGGAACTCGAGGAAGAGGCCCTGCGCTACTCCATCGGAAACGCCGCAAAGGAGATCCAGGCCATTGAGAGCGCCTACGCCGTCATCATCGCCAAGCAGACCGACCAAGACGAAAAGACGAAGGCCGCGGGCGAGCGCGATCAGAAGATCCTCGCCATCCGAAACGAGATCGCCCTCAGGGAAGAGAAGCTCATCCAGTCCTCCATCAAGGGCACGACGGAGCTTGCGAGACTCCGGAAGGACCTGGCGGAGATCGAACGGGAGGGGGTGTTGAAGGCCCTCGAGGAGGAGAAGGACCTGGCCGAGAAGCGCATCCAGCTCGAAGAGAAATCGGCGACAAAATCCCCCGTCGAGGCGGTCAAGGAGCGATACGAGTGGGAGAAAAAGATCCTGGAGCTCAGGCGCGAGCAGCTCCTCGAGGGAATGCTTGCGGAAGGGGACGAGCGCAAACGGGCCGGGATGTACCAGGAGTATCTCCGGACCCTGGAGAAGATCAGCAATCTCCCCGAGCGCGAGCGCGTCGAAAGCGGCGTCGCCCGGATCGAATCCGAGCGGGAAGCCTACGAGACGATCAAGGAATATGCACAGGGCTATCGCCTCTTCCAGGAGGAACAGCTCGAAAGGCTCGCGAAGAGAATGCGCCAGGCCGGGATCGACGAGGTCGACATCGAGCGCTGGAAGACGGACGAGCTCAAAAAATACGCCCTGCAGCGCGCACAGTTCGTCCTGGAGAACACGGACGATTTCGGGCAGGCGGCAGAGGCCCGCTTCCGCATCATGGCCCTCCAGATGCGAAAGGAGGCCCACATCTTCGCCGACGGCCTGGCAGAAGCCTTCGAGGGGTGCTTCCAGACGATTAACAGCGCCTTCTTCGACGCCCTCGAAGGGCGCCTGAAATCCTTCGGCGACTACCTGCAGGCCTTCGGCAGCATCGTGCGAAAGGTTCTTGCCGACATCGCGGCGGAATTCCTCAAGAGCCAGGTCCTGAAGCTTCTCGATTTTGGAGGCGGCGGGTCCTGGCTGAGCCTGGCAACGGGCGGCACGGATGGCGGGGGCTGGATGGATGCCGGGATAGGACAACGCGCCGAGGGAGGCCCCGTTGCGGCCAAGCGGCCCTACTGGGTCGGTGAGCGCGGCATCCCGGAGCTTTTCGTCCCCGAGACGAACGGCATGATCATCCCGCGGGCGGCGCTTGCCGGAATCGGCGGAAGCCTCATGGTGAGCGTGCCCGTATCCATCAATGCCGGCGGACTGAGCAAGAGGGAGATCTCCCGGCTCCGCAGCGAGATGGAGGACGTAAACTTAAAAGCCATCGAACGGTTCATGAAGAAGCATAGCTGATGCCTAATATCTCGATCGGAACTTTGACGCTTCGGCACAACCCAACACGTATGACCCTGGTGCGCCCGGAGAAGCACAGCGCCGCATGCGAGACATACTCCTCCGTCGCCTATTTTTCATGGGGTACCTCGATCGTCGGGAAGGAGATCGACATTGAGTGGAGCTACATGGAGTCCGACGAGTTCGACGACCTGGACGATCTCTTCAAGGCGGACTCGCCCGTCGTCTTCGACCCCCAGGACGGCTCCGGGAAAACCTACAACGTCGAGATCACGCACCTGGACGGGGAATATTTCAGGACCCTGGACTTCTCGGCAGGTCATTTCCGCCGGAATGTCAAGATGACCCTTCTCATCCTCTCGGAGGCAAGCTGATGGCGCGGACTTTGGGGGCGGAGCTTGCTGCCGCACAGAACAGCCAGTCCAGGCATCCCCTGGTCGAAATTGTCTCTTCGCAGATGGTCGCCGATATCCCTTTTGACGGCCAATTCCTGGCCGATCAGTCTTATGATGAGCGCGGGCCGGCGTTCATCGCTCATTCTTCCGGAAGACTCGCGGGGGCATTCATCTACGGCCCGGCGGCGGCCAGCGCGGACGGGATCACGTATTTTTTCACCGACGAGAATCGGACGGAATTTTCTTTCGTCAATATCCCACTTTACAATGCCGATCCGAATCCCATCCTTTCCATCGCTCTCTGCGAGCTGACGGGCGGCAATATCGGCCTTGTCTACCTCGTCAACTACGGCGGATATTACCGGCTGATCCGCAGGATCATCACGGTCACAGGCGGAGCCGTTTCCAACGCCGAGGTCGCGAACTGGGCAAACACGATCTTCACATCCCACGCCTGGGTCCGGACCCTCGGAGAGAATTCCTATATCGTCGTTTATGGCAAGCAATCCGGCTCTGATTATTACATTTACAAGCGGACCTCGGCAGATTTTGTCAACTGGTCCGACGAGTCGGCCCTTTCCATCGGCGGCCTCACCTCGACCTGGAAGCTCCGGAACCCCTCCCTCATGACCATCTCGACGGGGCAGTTGTGGCTCTGGTTCGATGTCTTGGAGGACACGGGCGAGAACGGCGAAGAACTTACGAATGTCTATTATTCCACAAGCGACGATAGCGGTTCGACCTGGGCGAATGCCGTGAAGGTGACGAACTATGACACCTTCGCGGAGGTGGCGGCTCATCCCGTGGCAATTCAGAAAATCGCCGATCAGATGCACCTGCTCTATAATACCGTCATGTCCCGGCTGAAAATGAATGATGATTCGACCGGATGGCTCCGGGGAGACACGCCTTCCCATATTCATTTCGATTCCGTGAACCGCGTAATCTACGTGGTCAATGGAGGCACCTATTGGAGCGTGATCAAGATCGATGTCGATACCTGGTCGATCCTGAATGCATGGGATTATACGACCGTCCCGGCCATAGACGATTATTTTAATAATAAGATATTGGATCTGCGTTTCTGGCAGGGTGATGGTCACCTGGCGATATTTGGTCTGACGAGTTCATCCACCAACGGGGTTTTTCAGGTCCTCGACGGTGAGGCCGAAACGATAACGACCTATTCGGTGAAGAACATTCCCGCCGAGGGCATCACGGCAAATATCAATAACGCCCCCTCGCAGAACCTTTTGGCGGGGCAGATCGACATCGCAGGCGACAAGATCTGGCTCTGCTTCTGCTCGGCTTCGGGATACCCGATCGGGCAGGCTCACACTTTTTCCATCGGCTATCTCGACCTTTCGGACACGGGCCCGGATTACGACTACCATGCCGTCGTCAGCGACTATCCCATCGCATATTTCGGTGCGGATCTCGAAACCTTCCGTGTTTATCCCGATGCGGATCTGATTATTGTGGCGGGAACGTTTGCTGATTTAGGGACGAACTACGGGCGGACGGTCCTTTTCAACATTGCGAGCGGCGCCCTTTACAAATCCTACCGTTACTCGGAGACCTATCCGTCCTGTCCTCGCCGGGGCCTCCGGGG